TGGTTGTGTTGGTTGTGTCTGGGGTATAGAAAACAGAATTATACGAAGTATTCCCAGCGGTGCCGCCTAACGCAACTCCTTTTACTAATAGCCTTTCTGAACTAAGAGATGCTGTGTTCCCCACATACACATTCTGGCCCGTATCAACCGTCATCGCAGTCGTGCCAGCCGACTGAATGGTCAGCGCCGTTGCGGCGGGGCTGGTAATGGTTGTGAGGCCAACCGTTCCATTGCCAATACCGTTAATGGCGTTAGTAACAGTAGTGAAATCGCTGTCCAGATTGGACAGTGGAATGGAAGACGTTGCGTTTGCAAACGTGTATGGGATTGTGATTGGGAGAGCCATTAGAACCTCACTCTTTGTTCGTATTCCATTTCCATCGTGTTAAGCGTGAACGATGGGTTGGACGATGTTATCGTAAGACCAAGATATTTCCCATATTGCTGGGCATCAGATTTGTAGAGCTGATAACCAGAACCGCCTGCCCAAGAAATGAGGGTGTTAGAGTTATTTTTCCAAGCAATTGTGTTGCCTAAATAATTTGTCCAATAAATCAAATTGGACATAACATATGTTGGGCTTGTGTTGGTTTCACTATCAACAGTAACATTAAGCACCACAACAATGCTTGATGTGACCTCAACCGCAAATTTGAGAGCTTGTTTTGTGCGGATCGTGTCCTGCATGGGCCACAATGCACTTTGAATTTTAGAGCTGATGCTAGACACGCTATCGCTGTAGAGAGACAACAAGTTTGTCCCTCCAGTTCCATAAAGATAAAGTTTTTTAGACGTAGATACGGGGGTCACACGCTTTAATGTTCCCTGACTGGTCACAAACCACTTCTTGTCAAAAAACACAAGCTGGATGGGTCGCGTTCCCTGAACAGGATCGTTGTAATAGACGTTGAATGCGGCACACAGGATGTTGTTAACAAGAACCTGACCGCCAGACACCGGTTGCGTAAAATCAATCAGCGGGAAGACGCCATCAAGAGCATCAGAAATCTTGCTGACCGTCGCACCAATCAGAGCAAAGATGCCGTAGTCGTTGATGAACAGCAACGAGCGAAAATACGGAAATATGCCCTCGTAGTAGACTGATCCGGTTGATGCCGAAACGTTTGTGTTGGTGAACAGCGTGTTGCCGGTAGTCGTGACGCGAACGTCCGAAAACACGTTGATGCTGTCGTCACCAAACACATAAAGGAAATTGTTAGCCGAGATCAAAGCAGAGATATTGCTGTGCAACGTGTCGTCAGTGATTTGAACGTTACCGGCAGATACACTGATAAAATCGTTGTAGGCTCCCGCCGCACTGTAGAAGACCGTGCGTCCTTGAGATAGCCATGTACGGCCTTGAAAGCTGGCAACGTCAGACAGTGTGTTGCTGGTCAATAATGCGGTAGCCGTAGCCGCAGTTGTTGGAGACCCGCCACTGAAGCTAACAGCGGGCGCAGAGGTGTATCCAGCGCCAGGATCGGTCACAACAACTTCAACAACAAGACCGCCAAAGACAATAGCCGTCGCTTGGGCTATTCTGCTGTATCCGCCGCCCGAAAACACAACGGTTGGAGTAGACCCATACCCAGCGCCACTGGTGTTCACAATGACGCCAATTGTTCCAACAGCAAACGTAAGCGGCCCGGCCACCGCTGCGGCGCCAGAGCCCCCACCCCCGCCGGAAAACGTCAATGTTGGTGCGCTGGTATAACCAGACCCAGCGTTGGTAATTGATAGGCTGGTGACAAGTCCAGACCCAACAACAGCCGTTGCAGCAGCATCCCCGCTTGAAAACGTTATAGCGGGAGCAGACGAGTACCCATATCCAGGGTTTGAAATTGTGATGCCGCCAATAACGCCAGTCGCGCTTATGCTATTGACGTAGGCTTGCGCTTGAACGCCGTATGGGTTGGCCGGAGGGTTAATTGTAACTGTTGGAAAGCTTGTGTACCCCGTTCCGCCATTAGTAATGTTGATATTTATGATTGTGCTGGCGGCATTGGAAATTGAAGCTTGAACCGTCGCTTGAACGCCATTTGATTGGTTAGGCGCGCTTACAATTACGTCTGGCGGAATTGTGTATCCCGATCCAGTTGCGGTAATGCCGACAGTTCCAACAGACCCAATAGATATCAAATCAATTGCGTCCCAGGTATAATACCCTTTGCTAGGATCAGATATGATAGCGCGATCATTTTTCCACTGCTTCATTCGAACGCCAGATGCGCTGAAAGTTCCAGCCGCTGCCACCGTGCCTTTTGTGTTGGTATCAAGCCTAAAATACTCAGCGCCGCCGTTAACTTCAAAAGCTACAACGTAATCAATGTTTTTAATGTTGCAGCTATAAATCGAGGCTACCGTATTGGCCCATGCCAGATTTGAACCGCTCACTTGAATAGCAGATGACGTGTTCACGGCTTTGATGTTGCCAAACCCAATTGGCTGAACGTTCTCAAGCCAAGAAAACTCCTCGTTGTCCAACGCAGTCCTGTTTGGACGCGTGTTCATCCCCTTGAAGGATTTAACAACCTGGTAGTTCTTTTTTTGTTCGGGCGATGCTGCCATATCAGTACGCCTGATTATAAACGTCAGGTATCCGGCGTTGGAACGCCGTCGAAAGGACGTTCTGAACTTTTTTAATGTATTCTTGCTTGAAGATTTCCGCCTCGCCGTAGCTCTGCTCTTTGTATTTGGCAGTACCAGCAGCGTAGTAAGGAATAGGTTGCGTGTAAGGCAACGGAATAGTCTCCACGTCGCTCAACGAAACCAGATCAATCGGCTGAACAATGGTGTCCAGCTCAATGGTGTAGGTTTGATCCGGCATAGGCCCCACATAGAAGCTTTGACTGCCGTAAATTGAATAACAGATGGGGCGACCGATATAGTTTTGCCAATAACGCAATTGGCTGTTGAATTGGGTCCACGGCTGATAGCGCAGCGGCACTCGTGAGTTTCCCCAATACAAATTGAAGTTCACAATGTCGAGCGTCAGCGATCCATTTGGCAGAGACGAGAAGTTATACACTTCTTGGTTCTGAACTACCGTGCTGGTCTGTATCAAACGGTTAACACCGGTATCACGAACGAGCCTATTTCGGGCGTCGTTAATGTAATCGGTCAGCTCTTCGTCTGTCCAAAAATTCGCGTTAGCGTCGTGCAGCAACCGGCGGGTTGATGTGATGTAGCTTTGTAGCGTCGTCATTTACGCCCCACATCATGCGGTTGCCTGCGTCCCTTTTCCCCGCTCCAGTTTGTCAAGAACTGGAACGGGGAATTGGTCTACCGCTGGGGACGTTGCGCGATAGTCCTTTGGCCGGTGCTCAGTGATTTCGAACTTCGAAAGTCGCTCATAAGCCTGCGGCAAATCATTCGAGTCTTTGGTCCAGCCAAGCCGAACCACAAACTCAAACTTGTTGTCTAGGCCGTGACCAAGAATGTTTTGAGCGGCTTCCAGTGGGGTCTCCACTGGTTTGGATGGAGGGAAGTTGTAACTTTTCCCATTCCATTGGCTTGCCAACTCTCTATCAGTCTTGTTTACGACCCACACATTGTTCATCAGAAGCTCACAACGTCGCCGTACACAGACACCTGACAAGCGGTATTTGCCACATTTGCCGTCACGTTCACGAAGAGCGCATTGGCGTTAAAGACAATAGCCGCAGTATTAGCATTCAGCGTCAGATCAACAAAGCTGGTGCCATTTGTCAGGTTGGTCAACGTCACTGTACCCGTCACCAGGTTAGCACCATCGTTAGAGGTGCCAACGGTCACGTTTGCAGTTGCCGCGCTGGGGACAGACCCGCCAGCCGTATTGTAGAGGTTAGAAACCACAATACGACGAAGGATGTAGCCGCCCGAACCGCCCATGCCGCCGTTAAGGATAGGCATGATGCCTACAGCGTTAGCCGTAGCCGACAGAGCAACGTTTCGAGCCTGGGCAATTCGATAACTGCCAAAGGCGTCTTGGGTATTTTGGCCTACTGAGTCAGGATTAGCCATGTGTCACCTCAGGTAGCGTTGAAGGTGCCCGTGGCAGCCTGACCGCCGTTGACAGTGAACAGCGTAACCGTCTGAGTGCCGGTAGAAGCGTTAGCGCGAACGCTGTAGCCGTCCGAGATCAGAACAGGGGCAACGGTGTTCGCCGCAACAAGCGTGGTCCAAGCGTTCGCGCTACCAGTGTAGTAGTTGAACTCAATGACCACGTTGGCCGTCGAAGGATAGACGTACACGCCAGCCGGAATGTACTGCGAGCTGATCATTGCAGTCGCGTTACCCGCGCCGACGTTGGAAACAACGACCGGCTCGAAGTACGCACCCGCCGTATTGGCAACTGCGTTCGCGAGAACGATTTTATTGAGAGCAAGTGCCATCGGTCATTCTCCTCAGAGGCTAAGAGAGTTGTAACCAGTCACCTTAGTCATTGACTTAGGCTTCGTGTTAACAAGCTCTGCAATGTTGATGACCGCGCCGACGTAGCCAATCTGCCAATTGGGCAGAGTGCTTTCGAAGCCCGTAAACACAAACTGACCCTGCTCGTGGATATAGAGCGAGAGGTAGTTGGTGTTGAGAAGGTACAACGTACCCTCGGGGCAATACGGGTCGGGATAGATCGGAACGCCAGCGACCATGAGGGCGCGGAAACCGGCCTGCGGGCCATTCGAGTCGCCATCAAAGCCCGAACCGGGGGTGATGACATACTGTTCCTGACCAACATAGTCCTGCGCAAGCAGGGTCCAGGTGCCGAAGCCGCAAACGCCAAAGGTGGGCACTTCCGCGCCGTACTTGACGGTGCCGGAAATGTACTGAAGGACGTTCTGACGGGTCGGGTTGACCGAACCAGCCGCGTAAACCTTCGAGCGCCACCAGGGGTTTACAGTCGAAGAACGGGTGATATTGCCGTAGGTAGCAGTACCAGTGCCGTCATCCACCGCAGCCGGGAGGCCGGTGAACTGCTGGGTGTTGGTGGTGTTGGTGTAGAGGGCCGTCGCCATCGCATCCATCATCACGTTGGTCGCATCATTCATGCGAGCCTCAATGAGGGGGATGATTGCGTGGTCCTGCTGAACCGCACCTTCCATGCCGAGGAACGGCACGGGAGCAATCATAAGCTTGAGCGTAAACTCAGCGTTGTACGCGCCCTGCTGAACGGACGGCTGAGCGAACGAGCCGCTGTAATCCGACCACTGAGCGTTAACAAACTGAGCACCCTGAACAGGAACGGTCACGGAGGACACACCGCCGGTAGCCGTCTGGCTATTAGCAATGAGCGCCGCCATGAGCGGTGTAGAGTTGTAGATTTGCACGACCATCTTGGGGATGAACGCGCGACGGGTAACGTAAGTCAGTTCTGTGAACTGGTTACTACCCGTAGTGGGGAGAATGCCGCCACCGATTGCCATAGTTTACCTCATCATTTCTAAAGTGACACTCGTCCCCATCACACCCTCAAAGACCAATTGGCCTTGGACTTTTGCGGATTTCGTTAAACGCTTCTGCCGCGACTTCACGCGCAGCCCTCACATGATTACCGCCCATAAACCTTTTCAGGGTGTTCTGAGCAGCGTCGTCAATCACGTTCCGACTGAACATCTTTTGGGGCGTAGGCGTTGCCGCCTGGCGCATCCAATTGTAGTAGTCTGCGGCAGACTCATGAGAGGTAATGCCTTTTTCCAGCATGATCTTCTCAATCTCCGCAATGTCTTCTTCCTTGACGCCTTTGCCGCGAACGAGCTTGTTACGACGACGCTCCAGTTCTTCCAGCGCATCCCTCTCACGAAGCTTGCCTTCAAGCTGCTCCATGCGAGACTGGGCTACATCAAACCGCGAAGACATATCATCCTTGATGTCAATCTCACCGATTGGCATGTTAGGGCGAGCAGTCTTCGTGAGGCGAAGGAACCCCTCGCGAGTGGCCGGATTATCAGCCAGTTCGCGAGCGAGCGCCGCGAGTTCGTCTCGGGCTTCAGGTGTCAGGTCTTCAAGCGATGCCATTTACGTCCCCTTTAGTATTAGATGACTTTTTTGCCATCACCCGGCGGCTTAATGCCGTACTGGTTCTTGCCGCCAATCTTGGAAGCGCCAGCAAGCCCGCCCATGTGGGCAAAGCGAGGCGGATTGGTAATCACGCCATTCTGCTGCTGATCGGTAGTCGGATTGCGGGGCTTGGAAGCGCCGCGAGGCTTGAACACGTCCATTGTATTCTCCTTACATCGGTGACTGTGCGCCGCCAGGTGGCATACCCGGTGGCATTGCGGGGGGTCCACCTGCCGGGGCTCCGCCGGGAGGCATTGCGGGTGGCTGCGGACCCATGAGGCCAAGGTTCGGCGGGCCACCAGAAATCGCGCGCGATACCGGAGAACCACCGCCCGCCTGGGGCAAATTCTGAAGGAGCTGTAGGATTTCGGCGCTTTGAAGCTCGTTGGTCTTCTGCTTTTTGGGGCCGAGCACAGAAGAGAGCTTAGAGAGAGCGGACATCAGGCTCTGACCCTCAGGGGTCTCAGAACCAATGGCCGGAAGAGACTGTTCGATCAGATCAAGAGCCATGCTCACGTTGATCATCGCCGCTTCCCGCTGGCCCTGCTTTGGTTCGGGCGTTGACATTGGGGACGGCATCGGGGGAGGGGTCATAGCAGGACCGCCACCAGGAGGCGGAGCCCCGTCCTGCTGGCTTTGCATCAGAGCCATAATATCCTGATCAGCCATGTGATTCACCTCTATTCACAGACATCTGCTGTGAAACTCGGACAAATGTCAAGGGAGGGGTTTGTTTTAGTTCCGCCCCTCCTCGGAACGCTCTTTGGTCGCTATACGGGACTAACCCGTATGTTAGTTAGCGACGAGCCTTACGACCCTTGCGACGCATGTGCGCCTCCATGTCTAGAGGGGGGGAAGGATGAGTAACAAGCGCCCGCTACTGCGGGAACTCGTTAGCGCTTGGACTTACGACCCTTGCGACGCATTCGCGCCTCCTGATGTTGGTGTGGGCGTCCCCGAAACTAATTACTTGCGGCTGTTACGACGAGACCGCTTAACGGACTTGTACATCATGATCTCCTCATGGCACGATCTGGGCGCGTCGGCTGACGGCCCGCCATATTTCTAACATTAGAAACCCGGTATTGCATAGCGGCAGGTTTCTGAGTCATAGAGACATCACGCCCTGTAGCGCGGGGTTGGTCGCCGGTTGAGATTGAATCTTGACTAGCCACCAGACTTTTTCCCCTGTGCGGGCGGCGCGGGAGGCTGCATAGCCTTCATGTGCTCCGCCTTTTTCAGCTTCTCTTTAAGCATCTGCTTCATCGGTGGATCGAGCATATCAATCAAAGATTCCTTGTCAATAGCCTGAGCCTTAAACAGATTGAACGCGAGAGAACGCATGTCTTCCATGAAGATAGGGCTGTTTGAATGCGCGTCTACCTTGACAACGTACTGACGGGTAAATTGTTCAGCAATGAACTTTTTCCCTTCAACATCAGTAAGATGGGTCGGATCGTAAGCCTGCATCAATTTCATATAGAGGGTCGCCAGCTTCTCCAGCGAGTTTTCAACAATAAGCGCTCGCTTCTTGGCGCGTGACGATCCAAGGCGAGCGAGCTGAGAAGCGTGACCGGCAGAACGAACGCCTTGTTCACCACGGCCTGATAGAACCTCTGAAATGCCAGATGCTTCGGCAAACATGGCGTCAATTTCCCTGATTTGCTCGTAGAGGCTTTCAGGAAGGTTAGGCGCCAGCCGCTCGATCTTGGTGTTGGGCATATCGCTGGACAAAAGGCCGCCAGCGCGGTTCAGAGCAAAGTTCTTTTCGTCCAAGATGCCGGTGAAGCCAGTGAGGGCGGTCGGCGGGTTCACTTGCTTGGACAGAAGATCCAAAATCTCGTTCATTCGTTTGTTTCGCATGTCCTGAAGGAACATCAGGCGGGAAACCTCGGACTGACCCCAATAATAGTCTGGCATGGGGTTTGGCGCGATCTGAATGAATGGGCTCTCCCCTTTCAGAAAGAGCTTTTCGTTTTCGCGGTCATAGATGATTACGTCGGGATCAGCGCGCGTCACGATCTGATAATCTTTGGTCTCGTCGTTCCAGACGTACAGCTCAATCATCTCAACAGTGTCTTCTTCGACTTCCGGTTTCATCCGGTTCTGGCCGTAAAGATTGAGATTGACGTTGCCGTACATGGTCGGATCGGCCTGGCTCAGAATGATCCGGTCCACGCCGTTGGGCGAATAAGCCTCAACGTGCTGAGAGGTGGTGACGCGCTCCACAATGCTCTCGCGCTTGGGGTGTTTGTAAAGCCGAGCAAACAAATCGGATTTAGTTATGTAGTAGCTTTGAACAAAGGCTTCCTGACGGTCAAGGTAAGGAATGTCCTCGCGCAAGACGCCAAAGCTGCTGGGGTCAATGAAGTAGGGGTGGATTGCCCCGTTAGACACTACCAGCTTGATGAACGCGGAATTGTAGACCATTGCCCAAGTCAAAGCCGTATTGAAGACTTGATCGGCGTTGGAATTGTTCCACTCGTCGTTTAGCGCCTGCTCAAGGCGGGGGATATACCTGTACTGATCTTCGTGGGCGGCTGCACCCAAATTGATCGAGAACCGCGTCGTGTCAGCCGAGTAGAGGAAGCTGACAAGCTGGTCAATGTGCGGGAATATTTTGTTGTACTGAGCAGGGCTCTCCTCGGG